ACCAGTTGTGTTATTTCCATTTTTGTTACCAGTTGTGTTATTTCCATTTTTGTTACCAGTTGTGTTATTTCCATTTTTGTTACCAGTTGTGTTATTTCCATTTTTGTTACCAGTTATGTTATTTATGTTTTTATTATTTAATTTATTATTCATATTTGTCATTATTTTATTTAAACTATCGTTTATTTTCGATTGATTATTTATGGATTCTTTAATATTTTTATTGTTTCTTGATTCCATATTTATAATGCTGTTTGCAATGCTATTCGCGGTGCTATTCGCGGTGCTATTCGTATTGCCGCTAACAACATTATTGGATGATGTATTTTTCTGAATTAAACTCTCCAATGCATCCAAACTATTATTTAAATTACTTTTGCTATTATTTAAGGTATTATTTGAAACATCAAAATTATTTTTTTTATTTAAATTATTTTTTGATTTGTTATTTGATATAACATTTGTATTTTTTTCTAAATTTTGTGTTAATTTTGTTATTAAACTTCCAATATTATTATTTGGAATATTTCTTTTATTATTTCTCCTATTATTTCTCCTATTATTTATTCTATTGTTCTTGTTTTTATTATACTTGTTGTTATTTCTATTGTTTTTATTATTCCCGTTATCGTTACTATCATCATTATCATCATTATCATGATTATCATCATTATCATTATTATTATTATTATCATTATTATCATTATTATCATAATGTTTTCTGTATTTACTCCGCCTATTTCCTCTTCCATGTTTATCATACCGCCTGCGTTTATCATACCGCCTATCATATCGCCGTGGATTAGCACCCCCTTTCTGTTCATCAATGTCAAAAACATTAACTAACTCGTCTTTTAATTCATTAACTATGAATTTTTCAGAGTAATCAGTGTCCCCTTTAATATATGCAGTATATTCTTCTGAGTCATCTATATTTGCCGCATTATTTAGTCGTTGTAATTTGGTTAAAGTTAATTTATTTAATGTTTTATTCATTACTATATCTATTTTTTTACAAAAATCACCATTTAAATAGTTATTGTATTTTGATATTAAATTATTTGATTTTTTTAACAAATTTTCTAATACCTTCTCGTCTGCTTGATTAGTTAAATTATTTTTTGATTTATTTGGTTGAACATTTTCACTATTACTCACAGTATTGCCCATATATATACTTTATGATAGATAATATTTTCCTTGAATATATTGCCATGCTGTTCTTTCATCGACTTTTGCATACACTATCAAATATTTAACTAAGTATTTTAAATGACCTTCATTCGATATTAAATATACAATATTTTTTGATGATAAACTATAAATCAAACGAGGTATTGTCTCTTTTGTAAAAGGGATAGACCTATTTACCTTATGTTTTGTTAAATTTATAACCGAATCAACACCATACTTCTTGATGTTGGGATATGATTTATAATCTGATACCCATAATCCTGGATATAATTCAAAAAACATCCTATATTTTTTTATAAATATTATAAAAAATATTTTTTAACCATTTACGATGGTCCAGGTATTGTCGGAAGTATTATTTTTATGAACAATCCAGAATCATAAATCTGGTCGTAATCCTCCATAGAAACCGCGTATTTTGATTTTTTTTTTGCACGAACAGCTATAACTGGTTCTTCAATTATATCTGCAATATCAATATCATTTTCGTATATAGGTGTTATTTTAATGTACTTGATAAATATTATTCCCATTTATGTATATTTATATAATTATCGTATAATATTTATAATCATTTTTTATAATATATTATTTCGTTTTATTTTCCGCAATTACATCCTCCTTTTCTTATTGCTTGACCGCCTCCAATAGGAATATTCTGTCTCCTCCAATTAGGTCTTGCTACTAATCTTGATGTATTTCTTTTTATTGCTTGTTGTGTTAGTACTTTTTTATACATGAATGCTAACACTTTATTACGGTCTTCTTGGCTTAATTGACTAAAACTATTTGGCATCGAGTGCTTCATTATATTTCTAAACAAGAAAAGATTTTCCTAACAAAACTCCATTTAATAATAATAATGTTAATAATACTATCAAAGTAGTATTTGCTAATTTCGAAGACTTAAATGCATCTGTTAATGAATTATCATGCAACACCTTAACCTTACATTTTTTATTATCTTTATTACATTTTACTATATTTTCATCCGGTATTAAACTTCTGATTCCAAATACTGCTATACTACTTACAAATATGCCCAAAAATAATCCACTGAATGTTTTTAATATAGTTGATGCAGTTGATGTCTCATTTTTACTTTTCAAAAATAATAAATTAATTAAAAATGATACCATCGGTACCGTTAATACAAATTTATTAGTAAAAACATAAATAATATCCCTATTTGATGGATCTCTGTATTTTTTATTAAAAGTATTTAAATAATATGCAACCCCAACAAATGTAACCAAATATACAATATATGCAACTGTGTTTGTTGGAGATGATGTTGATACATATATTGAAAACATTATTACAATTATAGTTACAAAATAATATAATGAACTCATTATATTTAACATCATTGTATCACCACTCTTTCTTACTGTTAATTTTGCCTGATGATAAAAATATCCAAACATTAACCCAATAATGTAAAATAATGCAAAAAATATCGACTTTGTTAACTTCAAATCCCCCAAATATCCATTAAATACATAAATAAATGTACCAAATATTAATAACCCCATAAAATCATACTGTGTTATTGGATAACATGTTGTATCTGTGTCATACTTATTCTGGTCATTCACTGTTTTATTTAATAATTTTATTGCAAAATAACCCAATATAATAATTGTCATTATTACCTTGTATGAATTCATACTATAACCCGAGATTCCCAATGATTCAACAAATCTTTTCTTATTTATATTATTGGTATTTACACTACCTAATTCATTATTATTATTGAACAAACTATTCATATATATATATAAAAATTATATAAAAAATGAATAATAAATATATTTAAAAATAAATTTTCATTATATTAAAATGAATGTCTGGAATACATTTAATCAAATAAATGATTTGTTTAATAACTATACTGATGAAAAAAATGATTCAGTTGTATTATATTATAAAAAGCACATATTAATCGAAGAAAAGTGTTTTAACTGCCATGGAATAAATATATTGCATGTGAATGGGAAAAAACTATGTCCGGATTGCGGTTTTGTTAATGGGCAAATATTGGATATGCAACAAGAATGGAGATATTATGGAGCAGATGATAACAAGCGATCATCTGATCCTACAAGATGCGGAATGCCAACAAATTCTTTATTCTCTAGCAATGCATTTGGAGCAGTTATGATGGGCTATGGTAATGAAAAATACAGAAGACTTTTAAAATGGAACTCAATTCAATACAAGGCAAAAAGTTTGATGGCAGTTTTCAAATATATACAAGATGTTTGTATAGAAGCAAAAATTCCTTACTGTGTTTCTGATAAAGCAAAATTAATGTATAAAATTGTTAGCAAAAATAATATTAAAAGAGGGGCATCAAGACACAGTCTAATTGCCGCGTGTGTTTATTTTGCATGCAAAGATAAAGGAATTGAAAGAAAAAGACGCGAAATTTCAAATATTTTTGAAATTAATATTAAAAGAATGACAACTGGGTGCAATATGTTTAAAGAAATTATGTTCAATAAAAATCCGGATTTTGTTAATGGCTTAAATCCTTCGACAACAGAAGATTTTATCAGACGAAATTGTGTATTATTAAAAATATCTGGTGAACAAAGAGAAAAAATTATTTATGTTGCTAATATTGCTGAATTATTAGGTATTATAATGGATAATATTCCTTCATCTATTGCGGTTGGAAGTATTTATTTAGTATCGCAAGAAAATAAATTAAATATTTCTAAAAAAAAAATTGCAGAAACATGTGGTACATCACATGTTATTGTAGCAAAAACATATAAAATTTTAAAAAAATGGAAAAAATATTTGATTTCTTACAATCTAGAAAAAAATATATCAAAAGAAATTTAATAATATAAAGAAATTGTGTATCTTTTGTCTGAATTCGTTGCGTTTATTTTACTACAAACAATAATATGGATTTCCATCATTACTGCTACTTGTTAATATTTTCCATAATCCATAAGTTACAAAAAAGAATAATGCCTGATGCCATACTGGTGATAATGCCGTTTGATCAAATAATATTCGTTTTATAATTCCAAAAAAAAGTAAAAAAAGCATTGTTGTAATAAATATATCCAACTTAACCTTCTGCATATACTAGGTATTGATATATTATTTGGCAATTATGTCGCCTTCGTAACTTATCTGATTATCCATCATAACATTATTGACTGTTAATATCTTATTTGATATAATTTTTGTGAATCCATAATAACAAATAAACATTAATGATAATAATATTCCATCAAATAAAACTGCTTTTTCTAAATCATCATTTATACCTATTAATTTGGATCTCAATAGGCCCATTACAAGAAATATTACAAACGGACCAACTATAAATTTTCTGAAATCATTCTCTTTTATTAAAAAATTATTATTAAAATAATATGCAATTATTATTATAACATAAAATGCAAGTGTAAAACCACCAAATACTATTAGTTTTAACATTATTATATTATATCTTAATATTATTTATTTCTTATTCTCTGTTCTGTCAAAATAAAATATGTAATTTGTTATTACGCGACTTCCAAAAAACCACAATAAATATAATATTGCCATTACAATAAATCGAGACAAAAAATACCCCCATCCTTTCTGAAAAAATGATAATTTGGGATTTGACAATGATATAATTTCAACATACAATACGTACAAAAATAAAAATATCCCTAATGAAACATATGCTTCTATATTATCTCGAGGTTGATTCAATAAATGTACCATTATTATATATATTTATTATATATATAATTAAATTATGAGTAATAAAAATAATTATTATAATAATTATCATAATTTACCTTCCACAAAATGTGATGATAGAATGTATGATCCTAATACTGAAAATTTACTAAATGATAAAAATATTAAAACAATATGCTCAGGACTTAATCCCAATAATATATATAATACATTCTTTGGTAAACACATCAATAATAAATATGAAAAAACTCCATTTAATAAATCCTCAAAAATATTACACACTTCCATTGATCCATCTCTGAATAACTGCTCTAAAAGTTGTTCAAATAATAAACAATGTAAATCATTTTCATATGAAGATAATACAAAATGTTATTTATATAAACACCAAAATACTGTTCCAAATAGCAAGGCACATATTAACTATAAAAAAATTTATGAAAATAATATTTTTAAAATGAATAAATTAAAAAACCCAAATGAAAAAATAGTAGGCCAACATTATGCACAATATGTTGCTACACAAGATGAATGTAACAAAAAATGTCTCAATGATGAAAACTGTGCTAGTTATAATATCGAACTAAATCAAAATTATTGCAATTTATACTCCTCTGATAATAAAGTTAAAACCAAAAAACCAAATATCAATTTATATACACATAAAAAAAATACTTCATTTACAATTCCAAATATTTATAAACAATATTATAAAAAATATCCACACAAGGGTAAAAAAAATGACTATTTTTGTAGATATTATAATAATAAATGCAACTATGTTAGTAAAAATGACCCTAAAACGAAAATTAAACCTTTAAAACCTATCCCCGATGATCCATGTATACCACCAAACTGTTATCCGGCTAATAAAAAAAATAAAATTAAAACTTATATTAATGGTGTTCCATTTTATAACTGCAAAGGACTAAACTGTCTTAAAGATCAAACATATTACATTAATAAATTGGGAGTTGCCGATTCATCACACCAACCCAATCCAACAGCGCAATCATCACTATATATTAATCATTTTAAAGACCCTATCAATGATAAAACCTATGTTAATTGTCCAAAAGACTATACTCCTACACCATATGTTAATCCATCTGGAACATCACAATATGTTTGTCAAAATAAAACTTATAGTATGTGTCAGCCGGACTCAATGGATACCAATGAAAGAACACATTTACCATCATGTGACCCAATTTTTACCCAGGAACATCAGTCTAATCCTGTTGTTCCTAATAAACCTTCATTAAAATATTTTCAAGATCCTAATAAATGTAAAGCATGGTGTTTCCAAAATCCTAAATGCAATGCCGCTGTTTTATCAAGAGACATAAAAGGTAATCTATTATGTAGATATTACAACTTTGACCCAACAAAAATATCATCTAATGTTGTTTCTTCCAAATTATCTACAATTCATGTAAAAGATGGTATTTATAATCCAAATAATATAAAAGAAAAAGCAGTTACACATGATAAATGCGGTCAATATGGATGTTGTGCTTCTGGTATATCAAAAAAAGACAAAATTGGTTCAAATTGCGAATTATCCTGTAATATAGGTGGTGGTTGTATTACCGGCGGCATTGAATCAAAGACCAATAACAGATTATTAGGCGGTGATACAAACACCATGATAATGAACGAACGGAGCGGCTCAAGTTATACAACACTTATTAAAAATATAAACAATATCGAACATTTTTCTGTAAAAAAACAAGGATTAAATATGAGTTCAATATTGATCATTGTAACCCTTCTCATTGTAATTGTGTATAATTTGGCTAAGTATAAAGGATGGTTGAAATGAACGATCGAATAATATCAACCGAATTAAAATATTGTAAATAAAATATTATCATTTATTTTACTGGTAAGTATATGAATAAATAAAGGTATATAATTGAGTAAACAACTTGAAAATACGAATCTATGACTGATTGTCCAAGTAAAGCACAAAACATGATATTATCTATATAAAAAAATGAAAATAATATAATATAACATAATTATATCATATTTATCATGCCAAAAAATAAAGGAGGTAAAAATTTCAAAAAGGGTGCAAGAAGCGCCTTTTCACATGTAGAAAAATACTGTACTCGTTCAGAAGGAGAAGAGTATGCTGTTGTAACCAAAGCACTTGGATATGCAAGATTTAATTTAACAATTATTGTAAATGATACTGAATCACCCAATTATTCAATGGACGGAAAAACAGTATTAGGAAGAGTTGTAGGAAAACTTCGCAAAAGAAAAGATAGAATTAATTTAAATGACCTTTGCCTGATTGGTGTTCGTGATTGGGCAACCGATAAAAATAAAGTAGATATTGTTTGGGTTTACAAAGATAAAGGAAATATCAAAAAGTTGATTAAATATAATGAATTATCCGAGGAACAAGTTCTAAAAGGTTATGAAACCAAAGAGCAAGATTGTGGTATAGAATTTGAGGAACAATCTGCTGAAGACCTTGCTCAAATGAGAAAACTATTAGAAGATAAACCAAAAGAAGCAGGTGGACAAACAGTATCTGTTAATTTTAATATGAATATAGATTTTAATGATATTTAGAATATTATCATAGATAAATAATCATCTAATTATAAAATATAAATATGTTTGCTCAAATATTTGGAATGTCAAATGGAATTATAACTATTCTCGGTCTAATTACCGGATTATATGCAGCAAAAGTTAATAAAGTTGGTATTATTGCTGCTATTTTATCAATGATTATTGTTGATCCTTTATCTGATGCATATTCAATATATATTGGCAAAAAGCATGAAAATGCAAAAAATGCATATGAAATTGGAAAAAATGCATATCTTTATCAATTTACCGTACAACTAATGTTTCTGATTATTATAATATTATCGCCTAATCTTAAAATAGGTATGATTTTATGCTATTTATTTGGATTTACTACAACAATTGGATATGGTATTATAGATAACAATGATTATAAAAGTATAATTATTAATATTTTTAGTATTATTGTTATTGTTTCTATTACGTATGGTGCCGATAGACTTGTTTCAAACTATTTCAATTAAATACTTATTATTTTCTTATTTAATATCAATAATCGTAGTTGCATTTTAATTTTTTTTTTTAAATTTCTACTCATTTCTAAATCTTTTATAAATTTTTCATATTTTTTTCTTTGCGAATGAAATAATATATCTTTCTTTCGAGAATAGACATCATCCATTATAAATAATGCACTATTTAACATTTTTTCAATTACTTTATCCCTGATATAATAATTCCAACTTTGTTGACTATATATTTTTACAAAACTATTGCTAAAACCCAATAATTTAACATTAGTATTTTCTGGATGTAAACTATTAAAATGAACATAACGTGAAATTAATTCAATTGCATTTTCAGGATTTTTCAAATAATTTAAAATAGTTGTGTCTGTTAAATAATCTGTATTTTCTTGACCAAAATCATTCAATTTATAATTATTTGGGTCTGTTACAAGACGCCCTTTGCAATGGTGATTACAATGTCGCGAATATCCACTTTGATGCTTAAAAACTTTATAACAATCTTTACATTGATATTTTTTGATTTTTGCCATTTTAAATGGTAATTTTGAAATTTTTAATATATTATTCGCATTTATACCATTTTGAGTAAATGCAACTATTAATTCGTCGTAATTTTCAAATACATCCTTGCATTCAACATCTAAAAATTTAACAGGACACTTATTTTTGCGTTTTAAATGCCTTTTTAAATTATCTATTCGTGAAAATTTATTACCACAACGTAAACATATTTTTATTTCATTCATTTTATATATATGATAATATGTGTATAAATCTTTAAATAATATTATATTTATTATTTTACGCAAAATGGTATAAATACGTAATTTATGGTATAATTTATTGTATATAATTCAATATAAACAATAATTTAATTATTTTTTTTAATTTTTTGATGAAAATAATGAAAAACCAAATATACCATTTTGGGAAAAAAATATGCAACTTTTGTGTAAAAAATCAAAAAAAAAAAACAAAAATTTGGCGTTTTAGAAAATTCTGAGAATTTTCGCTCTCAGAATTTTCTGGAAAAAATAGAAAATTCTGAAACCATTTTTTTCAACTGAAACGTAATTATTAAAATAACGGCATTTTTTTACAAAAAAGTTGCATATTTTTTTCCCAAAATGGTATATTTGACAATTTAAGCCCAAAACCTGTTGCCCAAAACGGTGTTTTTTACATATTTGTTGCATAAATAACACTATATGGTACTCATTTTAAGAATAAATAAATATACAAATAATTACTGGGTACACACATGGCTTGCAACTATAACCAAAATACGACACCCTCAATTGGTTATCTTGAACATTTTGTTATTATATATCTTTTAAATAATATTAACTTGATTTCCTATAATTATTTTATATAATTATTTTATTTTTATTCCCTCAACTCATATACCCCTCTTTTTTTAAAAACAAATTTATTATATTTTAATTAATTGAACTTGATTATCTTATAATATTATATAATTTATAATGTAATATATTAATATACTCCACTATACCTCTACTTTGATTTTGGTGGTGTAAAATAAGTTTTCTAAAGAAGACTAGTAATATAGCCCGTTTTAAGGGGTGCTTGTATACCCCCTTATAGAAAAAAAGAGTTTTGTCGTGTCATTTTAGAGATTTTCAAAATTGAGGAGTTTTTATCAAAAAAAGACCTCGTCAAAAAAATATTTATAAACACTGCCATATAAAATGCAAAAATATACATAAAATGTACCCTCAAATACCCCCAAAAAAAACGAGTGAATTGGCACAATAATTGGACACCGAAAAATGACAATTATAAGGATTTATATGATAAGAAAAATGTTCAAAAAAACGCAAAATATAACGTTTTGGGAAAAAAATATGTAAATTGACCCCAAAAAAACAAAAATTGAGTGGCTTGTTTTTTTCATTATTAAATATGATAAATATTATCAACAAATGAATATAAAATATTTAAAAATAAATTTATTTTTAAATATTCCAGTTATAATAATATAATATATGTGTAAAAACAACTGGTAAACTATTTTTATATTAATAATTAATGACGAAAGTAATAGGATATCCATAATAAATTATTACAAATATATTATAATAATAATTATTAAATAATATATGATAAATTATGCGATTATTGGTTTTATAATATAATTTAATTAATTTTAAAATAAAATAAAATTAATTACTTGGATTACAGTTAAAATATTAATTAAAATGTTATAAATCGTATTTAAAAATTATTTTAATATTTAAGCAATAGGGGGTTATGCATGGTTTGGCAAAATTCCAGTTATTCCCTCAATTTTTTTTAGCACTCGTATATGGAGTTATCAGTTCTAAAAAAATGAGTAAAAAATAATGATTTTCGGACTAAAAAGTGTAAAATAACGGATTTCTAAATATAAAGATTTCGGTAAATAGAATCATCATCTATTTCACAATCTGGATTATTTTCAATGAAAACTCCTAATGCTTTTTCAACATCTTTCATAATTATTATTTTTTTATGTTCATTAGAAAGAGTAAAAACACGTTTAGAATGACAAATCTTAGAATTTTCAAATAAAGTTTCAATATCTCGTCCGGAATATTTGAAATATTTTTTATTTTTTTCAAAAAAATCTACATTTATATTTAAATATTTCCAACCATCATCTAAACATTTTTTTTTGAATATTTCTGTAAGATTTGTTGGAGTATATTCATTGCAATCAATATGAATTCTAAATGTGAAACGGCTTTGTAATCCTTTATTTATTTTGAAGAAACAATTTTGAACATCTTTTTTATAACCAGCAACAACACATATAAATTCGCCACGGTGTTCAGTCAGGTTTTGATTGATAATGTCAATACATGCTTTTGAATACGAATCCCCACCTCCATTATTACCTAGTTGATATACTTCATCTAGTAATAATACACCACCAAGTGCTGAATTTATAATTTTTTGTGTTTTTGGTGCTGTTTGTCCTAAATATTTCCCAATTAAATCAGATCTTTTGGCAATAACAATATTATTCGATTTAATAATTCCTAATTTATAGTATAATTCAGCCAAATATTTAGTCAACATTGTTTTACCACATCCTGGTGGACCAGTAATAACAGTGTGCATTTTATTTTTATAGTTATCCTCAAGATTCTGAATATAATAAATAACCAATTCTGCTATTTTATTTTTAATACTTGATAATCCTATAATATTATTTATATCATTTAGTATATTTTTTAAATTATGTAATTTATTTATATCAAAATTATATTTTTTGCGTTTATGTGGTTTATATATTCTGATTACATCTAATAAATCATCAATAGTATCTATATTTATTGTAATTTTAACATTTTCTTTAACTATATCATTATTTTCATATAAAAAATATGGAAATGGTGGAGAAATATCTATAATAAAATCTGTCAATCTTTTACGTTTGTTCATATAATTACTATCACGAAATTTTAATTGTAAAAATCATCCAAATATAATATTTATAATATTATAGGATGAGACTATTATTAGAAAATAAAACAAGAATGAATAAGTTAAAATCAATAATTATAATTCAGAATAGATTCAGGGAAATTAAAACGAAACTTATATTGTTGACAGAAAGTTTAATCAAAATAAAAAAATATATTCACAGCATGATTTCGAATGTACAAAATAACTATAATATTAATATAATTAGTAAAGAAAAATACACAGAATATATTGAATTAATATCAAATATAAATAAATCGGTTATAGAATGGCCACAATTACCATTAACATTACATTCGCTAAGAGGAATTTCTACATTATCAATGCAAATTAAAATAACAAATATTTTAGATAAGATTTATATCATATGTAAAAAAACAGGAATGATAAATGTATCATCTATTTTAAAATTATATTGTGGTATTAAATGGTTTGATACAATTTCAAATGAATCTTTTAATTTAATAGTATTTTATGACAAATATATGTCTACATTTGATGTTGATATTATAGAAGAAGATATGAGGGATGAAACAGAAGAAATTTTAGAATTTGCAAAGAATGAGGGATTTGAAAATCCAAAAGAACTACCTTTTAGTACAAGATCTTATCCTACAATAACGAATTCATTTATTGAAAAAATAGAAGGAATTAAATTATATATACCTCATTGTGTTTATCGTGGTGTTGATAATTCTTATCGATTTATTAAAATAACAGGGTTTTTTAAGAAAGATTCTTTAAATATTGCAAAAAGAGAATTGCCATTCATTGAAAAATATAATAATATAAAATTAAGTTTAGAACATATGAATATTCCGGATACATTTAAATATCCATTTTTAGAACAGATGTCATTGAGAAATTTTATTTCAAATAATGAAAAAGAAATTTTAAATAAAGTTAAAAATAATTGGGATAATCTAAAAAGAATAAAAGATAAATCGTTGGCACAAATTGTTAAAGAGTTTACAAAAAGTACATTAGAAAAACAACGAAATATAATAATAATTTTATTATTGTCTGAATTACCGGAAGATCATTTTTTAGCACACATTGTATATGATATGATTTCTAATGATTCATTTTTATTAAAAGCACAGCCTATGGCAGATTTTATTTACAAATCATTGCACTGGATAATTCAAAAAAGATTTAAGTTGACATCAAAAAATATTAACAAAGAAGAAAAACGAATTAAAGAATTATCAGAGGAAGATATTCCGATTGAGAAAAGAATATCTTTATTAAAAGCAAGTGATAAAGTTAAAAGTAAAGCATATGATAAATTAAAAGAGATGAAGGGAACAAAAGAATCAAGCACTAAAGCACAATCGTATTTAGAAGGATTATTAAAAGTTCCTTTTGGTGTTTTCAAAAAAGAATCTATATTATCGTTTCTTGAAGATTTTAAATTTAAAATTAAATCAACAATTCCTTTATTATACAAATTAGTTAAAAATACCGAAAATAATTCGTTATTTAATTTTATAACTGAAATCAAAAATATATATGAGAATTGCAAAAATGATTTAAATACTGAAAATGAAGTCAATATATTTATGTCAAAACTAATAATCAAAATGAATGATTTAGATTTATTTGAAAGAATAACGGTTTCTGAATCAAATAATTCAAATGATTTAAAAGAAGAGATAGAAATAACATACAATTTAAATAAACAGTTGGTAAAAGAATGTGTTGAACAGATTAAAAATATTCAAGAAATAAGAAAAGTACTAATTCAAAATAATGTTAGTAATATAGATAGTCTTAGAAGAATTGAAACAGAATTAAATAATGTTGAACAAAAACTTGGAATTAGTTCTCCAAAAAATAGCAAAGAAAGAATAATTGATTCATTTGATAATTACGATTCCAAAGTTAATAATGTTTCGAAAATTTATGATATAATCGATGATTTAATAAAAGAATGGAATGAATACAAAAATAAAAAGATGAAATATTTAAAAAATGTCAGAAAAATTCTTGATGAATGTGTTTATGGACACGATGAATGCAAACAACACATTGAAAGAATTATTGGTCAGTGGATGAATGGCAAAATGGAAGGGACCGTTTTTGGAATGCAAGGACCCCCGGGTACAGGCAAAACAACTATAGCAAAGCATGGAATTGCCAAATGTTTAATTGATATCGATGGTAACCCAAGACCATTTTGTTTCTTACCACTTGGTGGTTCATCTAATGGTTCAACATTAGAAGGACATAATTATACATATTTGGGTTCAACGTGGGGTAAGATCATTGATATGATTATAGAAGCCGAGTGCATGAATCCGATCATATATATTGATGAAATTGATAAAGTATCTAAAACAGAGCGTGGTAGAGAAATTATTAGTATTTTAACCCATTTAACAGATTCCACACAAAATAAAGAATTTTCAGATAGATATTTTTCAGGGATTAAGTTTGATTTATCAAAAGCAATATTTATATTTTCTTATAATGATCGTTCAAAGATTGATAGAATTTTATTAGATCGAATAACCGAAATTAAAGTCAAACCAATTGGCAATTCTGATAAGGTTAAAATCACAAAGGATTATTTAATGCCAGAAATTTTAGATCAGGTTGGATTTAAGAGAGGTGATATTATACTCAAAAAATCCGAAATTAGTTTTATTATCGAAAATTATACATTTGAAGCAGGTGTAAGAAAATTAAAAGAAAAATTATATGAAATTGTAAGAGAGATTAATCTCAAAAATATAATGGATGAATCTGTTGTATTACCCCATACAGTTAGTCGACAAGATGTTGAAGATATTTTCTTGAATAATAACAAAGTTATTATTAAAAAATGTTCATCCAAACCGCATATAGGTATGATTAATGGATTATATGCTACCGCAATGGGAACAGGTGGGTTAACCATAATCGAAGTACACCGTACATTGTCAGAAAACAAACTTGCATTAGAATTAACTGGTTCTCAGGGCGATGTTATGAAAGAAAGTATGAAAGTTGCAAAAACATTAGCCTGGAATGTTATACCAGATAATATAAAGAAAAAAATTAATGATGAATGGGAAGAAAGGGGGGCATTTGGATTACATATTCATTGTCCAGAAGGAGCAACACCTAAAGATGGGCCATCTGCTGGCGCAGCAATTACATGTGGTATTATATCTCGTTTATGTAATTTACCAATTAGGAATGATGTTGCAATGACTGGTGAAATTAATTTACGAGGACAGGTAACAGCAATTGGTGGCGTTAATTCAAAAGTAGATGGTGCAAAAAGAGCAGGTGCTAAATTGGTATTGCTCCCGAAAGATAATGAACAAGATTATGATAAATATGTAAAAAAAGTAAAAGAATCGTTGTGTAGTAGTGGAGATTTTACAATGACACAAGTTCACAATATTAAAGCAATATTTATAGAAAAACTCGAAGACTTAATTCCATATATATTTGTTGATAATAAATTGAAATTTAATTTTCCATAAATTTGCCTCTAATCATTTCTAAATTTAACAGAATCGTGTAAATAAAATAACATATTTATTGTTTCTTCAAATGATACACATTCGTCAGTGATGCTAATTCCATATTTTAATTGTTTATTGCCATTTAAATTTTGATTGCCTTCACGAAGATATGATTCAATCATGACACCAATAATATTGTCTTCTAATTTGATTTGTTTACAAACAGATAACATAACAGTTTTTTGATTTTTTGCTTTTTTTCCTGAATTTCCGTGTGAAAAATCAATCATAATATTTGGAATCAATTTATAACTATCAGCAAGCTTGATTGCACGATCGACATTTTCGGAATAATAATTTGGGGTTTTGCCTCCCCTTAATATAATATGGCAATTTTTATTACCATAAGTTTCAATTATTGCACCTCTACCATATTCATCAATACCCAAAAATGTATGTGGATAACTTGCTGAAATAATAGATTCATATGAAACATTTACATTGCCATCTGTCGAATTTTTAAATCCAACCGGCATTGATGAACCAGATACCAATTGTCTATGTATTTGGCTTTCAACTGTTCTTGCTCCAATTGCGCCCCATGAAATTAAATCACTTAAATATTGTGGTGAAATAGGATCTAATAACTCACATGCAATGGGTAAACCAATATTAGTAATAGATATCATTATATCTCTTGCCAATCTAATCCCTTTTTCAATATTACATGTATTATTTAAATCAGGATCATTGATTAAACCCTTCCAGCCAATTGTTGTTCGTGGTTTTTCAAAATAAACCCGCATTACAATTAATAATGTTTCAGAAAAACTTGTTGATATGTTTTTTAATTTTTTTGCATATTCTAATGCTCCTTTTTTATCATGAATCGAGCATGGTCCTACAACAACTATTAATTTATTATCTGTTCTGTTTAAAATATTTGATATTGTCTTTCTCGCTTTTGCAATCGTACTTTTATTTATATTATTTAATGGGAATTCGCTTATTATTTTTTGTGGTGATGAAATTGCTGATAAATGTTTGATATTACAAGTAGATTTGTTATTGTTATTGTTAATGTTAATATATTTATTATTTTTACTTGATTTTAATATTTTTTTTAACATATACATTAGTTTATAAAAATAATAAAAAAAATGAACTTAAAAATGTTTTAAATAATGTATATTATAGTATATATTATGAATAATCATAACAGTAAAACCAAATCAAACGATTTATTAAGTACTTATGCGAGTTGGTCAAAACAAACATGGAACGTACTTGATGATTATTTCAAAGATAAAAAGAAATTCGTAATACATCACATAGATTCATTTAATAACTTTATTAGAAATGATATTCCCAGTATTATTAAAGAAAATAACCCAATCTTAGTTAAGTTCGATTATGATCAAAATAATGAAAAATATTTATCTGACTATCGTGTTGAATTTGGAAATATATATATAAGTAAGCCGATAATTAATGAAAGCGATGGAACAGTTAAACAAATGTATCCAAATGATGCAAGACTTAGAAATTTAACTTATGCATCAAGTTTATATGTTGATATCAGACATTTTGTAAGAAGATACAATATTAAAAATGATGAATATCATGAAATTGAATTTCCAATGATTAATAAAAAAAATTTTGGAAAACTTCCGATCATGTTGCAGTCTGATTTTTGTGTGTTATCTGAACAAACTAATAAAACACGTGCAGAAATGGGAGAATGCGAATATGATGAAGGTGGTTATTTTATTATTAATGGAAGTGAAAAAGTAATTGTTTGTCAAGAAGCGAAATGCAATAATAAAGTTTTTGTATTTCCTAACAGTAAAGCATCAACACAAAAATATTCGCATATTGCAGAGATAACATCTGTTCCAGCTGAACAAAAAGGAATTATTAAAACAATTAAAATAATGATGACATCAAAAGATACTGGGTTTGGAAAAACATTAAAAGTTTATATTAATAGAATTAAAACAGATTTACCATTATTTGTAGTATTTAGAGCATTAGGAATTATTTCGGATAAAAAAATAGCACAATATATCTGTTATGATGTAAATGATCAAAAAAATAAAGAGCTATTAGATTTATTATCACCATCAATTGATGAGGCTGCTGCGATTGAATCTCAGCAGATTGCATTGGAATATATTTCAAATTTTGTTACTATTTATATCAAAAATAAAAATATTCAAAATACAAATAAATACAAACTTAAATATACTGAGGAATTATTACTGGGTTCGTTATTTCCACATGTTGGCGATAATCCAAAAAAGAAAGCATATTTTCTCGGTTATATGACAAATAAATTGTTACAAAATGTAATGAAAAAAAATGAACAAGATGATAGAGATTCATTTATTAATAAAAGAATTTTTACATCGGGTGATCTAATGGCTGTATTATTTAGAGAGAATTATATGAAAATTATAAGGGAAATGAAAAATACAATTGAAAAAGATATTTATTCTGGGCATCTTAATGAATTAAAAGACAATCTTTCAAAAAGAATTAAAACTAACTCATTGGAGACATACATTAAACGAGCACTGGCAACTGGTGATTGGGGAATTAAAAGTATGCCTGGTATGAAAGGAGTTGCTCAGTTATTACAGCGTTTAACATTTTTATCTGCATTGTCAAATCTTAGAAGAATCATATCGCCAATGCAAAGGGACGCCAAATTAACAGAACCAAGAAAATTACATAGCACTCATTATGGATATGTTTGTCCGAGTGAAACACCAGAAGGAGAAAGTACTGGAATCGTAAAAAATATGGCATTAACGTGTTATATTTCGTCTATGATTAGTTCGGAGCCGGTATTATCAACTTTAAACGAACAGGGAATGATTGATTTAAATGATATCGAGCCAACAATGGTAACAAGGGCAACAAAAATTTTCTTAAATGGCGATTGGATTGGGATTCATCGTGATTCAAAACAATTATTTGACGAATTAAAAAGAAGAAGAAATAAGGGAATTATCAATCCTTATACATCAATTTGTTGGGATTATAAAAATTCAATTATCAAATTATATACGGATGGCGGAAGACTGTTAAGGCCATTATATAAAATTAAAAACAATGATTTAATAATTACAAAAGACATTTTTAATGATGTAAAAAATAATAAATTAAATTTTATGCAATTAATATCAGAAAAAGAATGCATTGATTATGTTGATCCAGAAGAATCAGATGGTTTATTAATTGCAATGACATATAATGATTTAGTAAAAAACACAGAACGTGAAGATTTTTATTTAACTTATACACATTGTGAATTGCACCCGGCAATGGTATTTGGTGTATTGGTTTCAAATATTCCATATGCGAATCATAACCAAGCACCAAGAAATATTTATCAAGGGGCTATGGGGAAACAGGCATTGGGAATGTTTGCAACAAATTATAGGAAAAGAATGGATACAACATCACATATTTTGCATTATTCACAGAAACCACTTGTGACAACAAAACCAAGTCTTTATGTAAATAGTAATGAAATTCCATCGGGTATCAACGCAATTGTTGCAATTGCGTGTTATACTGGATATAATCAAGAAGATAGTTTGATCTTTAATAAATCATCAATTGATAGAGGATTATTTGTATCGAGTTTGTATAAAACTTATAAGGATGAGGAAAAAAGAAATAGTTCAACACTAGAAGATGAGAAATTTTGTAAACCCGAAAAGTTTTTTCCTAATAAAACAGTCAAAACAATTATGAGAAGAGAAACCACATCTTATGAAAAACTTAATAATGAAGGATTTGTTAAAATTGGTGAGGAAGTTCAGCCAGGTGATGTAATTATTGGAAAAATTATGCCAATCAAAGGAGCAGAAGAAGGTGAACCAAAATATAAAGATGTTAGCAAGGCAATCAAAAAGAATGAAGGGGGAGTTGTTGATTGGTTATATGTTAATAAAAATGATGGATGTTATAGAGTTTGTAAAGTTAGAGTTAGAAATAATAGAACCCCTGGAACTGGTGATAAATTTTCTTGTTTTTCTCCAGAACACCAGATACTCACCAGAATGGGGTGGATTGATGTCGACAAATTAACAATAAAAAATAAAGTAGCAACATTATCAGATGATGATACATTAAAATATGACTATCCAACAGAGATTATGGAGTATGATTTTGATGGTGAAATGTATAAAATCAAATCAAATCATGTTGATTTAACAGTAACGCCAAATCATAGAATGTATGTTGGAAACAGAGTAAGAAAAAATTTCAAAATAGAAAAAGCAGAAGATATATATGGAAAAGTAAAAACATATAAAAAAAATATTTCGAAAACAAATTTGAAATACAAAGAAACATTTACATTAGGTAATAAAGAAATAAATATGAATGCATGGTTGGAATTTTTAGGAATTTGGTTAGCAAAAGGATATGCAAGTAAATATGGGGTCGTAATTGCAACACATAAACAACGAGTCAAAGATAAATTAGAAGAAGTATGTGGTAAATTGAATTTTGAAATTATAAAAGACAATAAATGGTATTTAAATGATAAAGATTTATTAAATTATATTAAACCATTAAGTATTGGTGCGATAAATAAATTTTTACCCAAATGGTGTTTTGAGTTAAATATTAAACAAACACGATTATTAATAAATGGAATGATATTGGGCGATGGACATTATATGAAAAATGGTACACGAAGATACAATTCATCATCAAAGCAATTATCAGATGATTTTCAAGTATTATGTTTGCATGCAGGATGGTCTTGTAATATTATAGCCAAATATAAAGCAAGACACGAATCATATTGTAAACCTCGTGATGAATATTTCAAATCAATGACCAATGCTTATAGAATGACAGTTATAACAAAACAGAATACACCAATTGTAAATAAATATATGTATATTGATGAAAATAAACAACAGGATTCATGGATTAAATATAAAGGAAAAGTACATTGTTGTCAAGTACCAAGTGGAATAATATATGTAAGAAATAAATATACAAAAAAACCTGTTTGGTCAGGTAATAGCAGACACGGTAAATTCTTGCCGATGTTAACACGAAAAAGGTGTTGGCAAGTCAACATCATGGTTGGCTAAATTCCTAAATTGCGGGAAACTCCTTAGAGTTTTGATTACCATTTTTAGTTGGAAACAATTGAAAAGAACTCGGTTAATTGCCGAACCCAATGGTAAAAAGATCAAAAATTGGACAATCCGCAGCCAAGCTCCTAAGTTATTAATAAATAATAAGGGGAAGGTTCAACGACTAGACAGGAATTGGCGAAAGCTTAAGGTATAGTCTACTCCACTTCGAAAGGAGGCAAACAACTTAGGATTCAAACTCCCATGATATTATGGGTTTGTTTTCGAATTGTTTGGTTAATATATTTATATTTATATTAACGGTATAAGGCAGAAAGGAACAATTGGTATAACTTACAGAGAAGAAGATATGCCATATACGAAAGAAGGGATTAAACCAGATATAATTTTAAATCCTCATGCAATTCCATCACGCATGACAATTGCACATTTAATTGAATGTTGTGCGGGTAAAATTGGTGCAACGCTTGGAAAAGAAATGGATGCTACACCATTTACAGATATCGATGTGGATGATATTGGAACTATATTACAAAAACATTGTGGTTTTTCTAAATCTGGAAAAGAGATATTGTATTGTGGTAAAACAGGAAAAATGATGGAAGTTAATATTTTCATTGGACCAACATTTTATCAAAAATTGAAACATATGGTTAAGGATAAAATTCATTCTAGGCAGAGTGGTCCATATCAATTATTAACAAGACAGCCCAGCGAAGGGCGTTCAAGAGACGGAGGGCACAGACATGGTGAGATGGAAAGAGACGTTATGATTGCACATGGCTCAGTGCAATTTTTAAAAGAAAGATTATTTGATAATTCAGACAAATACCAATTTTATATTTGCAAAAAATCTGGAATGATTGCGGTAGGAAATAAGAGTAAAAATATATTCAAATCACTATACGATAAATCTAATACAACAGAGTTTGCTAAAGTACAGATCCCATATGCATCAAAACTATTAATCCAAGAATTAATGTCAATGGGAATAGCACCAAGATTATTTACTTCGTAAGTTTCTTTTTACATAACAATAAAGAAAAAATATATGAATAAATAATTTCATATATTTTTTAAATAGTCGATGCGGTGCTCGAAACCGCGACCCCGGGCTCATAAGACCCGTGCTCTACCAACTGAGCTAATCGACCATAATATAATAATAATAATATATCTTTATATATATTTCAAAATTTTTTTTAATCAAAGTATGCCAATTTTTAATCCCATCTTGTTACATAATTATAAGAAAATTGTTCATTTATAGGAGATAATACCGGATTTTAATGATATCCTGAAATGGTGCAGCAGTTGCATTCGTTGGGATTGCCCTGAGCACCAGAATAGAGCCACCCAAAAAAAGAACTCACACTATATCCAAATCTCGCACCGCCACTAACACCAGCGCAAGTAAATACGTGCAGGCCAAACCACAAATAATATTTTCCACTCGAATCAATACCATAACCATTGTTAAACAAGCCCTGATATTCAGATCTTTTTACCGCACCTAATACATGGTATCCCAGTTCTGGTATAATAGGAATTGTGCCATGGGGGCTGTTTTCGAGAACCCCTATTTTATTATTATTTCCATGATTTGGAATATAGCTATTTATGTGTAATACGAGATTTCTATATTTGAGCGGTAGATTATTGAGTTGTCCAGTTTGATTACCAAAATGAATAAAAGGAGGATTGCCAATACTTCTCAAATCATGATTTGCTGATTCATGTATACCGACTAATACAAGTCTGTAGTCATTTCCATACATATTGCTGACAAGCGATTTTAATTGTTGCAATCCCGTCGTAATAAAATTAAAAATAATATTATTGTCAATATTTACAAAATATTTGTTAAATTTATCCATATTATCATAAAAGAATGGACAACATTTATTTTGTGTAAAATAAAGTGCATATTTAGAGATAATATCTAAAAATATTTTTCCTTTTGAGTCTAATTGACTAATATCATATAACATAGTATTAAATACATTTGGTGGTGTTTTTCTGCATGTACAAAAAACCTTGCCATTCATTGCAGAATCCCATGTAACTACAACTGAACCACCCTTGTTTACTCTAGTATGCAATTTGGTGACAAAATCAGAAACAGGATTTATAATATTTAACGAAATGCAATGTAAAATAAATTGATCAATCGATATGTAATGTGGAAAAATATCTTCTGGTAAAAAATCGTCGTAATTCATTATAATATAAACGCATATAAAAATAAATCCATATATAATATAAATGAATGAACCAGATCTAATAAGCAAATTAAAATTTATTGGAAGAATTAAACAAAATGAAAAAGTTAATACAAAATACCTATATACACAGAATAATAATTATGCAACATCTTTAACAAGGAGTTTAATATATCAAGACAGCCGCGAAAATCTTGTTACATTTTTAAATGATGTTATGGAAAAAGCGATTAAACTTATTACAGAATATTCTGAATCACGTGATATGTCTAAAAAACAATTATGTGTAAATGTATTTGAAGATTTTATCAATTCAAAAGAAGGATTAAAGAATTTAATTGTTACATATAAAGGTGATACAATGTTTGGATGTCGCTTAGATACAATAATTCAACATATTGAATCAAAAGAGTTTGAATTTAATAAAAAATTACAAAAATCAGGAATTCTAAAAAAACAAATATATAAACAACAGCAACTACAAGTTAAAGAATATTTTGGTAATATTGTTGATTCAGATAGAATAAGCGATAATGAAATTAACAATGAAATTAACAATGAAATTAACAACGAAATTAACAATAAAATTAACAACGAAATTAACAACGAAATTAACAACGAAATTATGCCGAACGATATTTACACAGACGAATAATTATATAATTATATAATATAATGCCAAAGTGTATAAATGATAAAACAAGAACATACAAAGGAACTGAGCCAAGTCCAAAGGGACTAGGATATTGTGGGCATGCGGAAAAAGTTGGGCAAAAAAGAAAAGGCAAAGACGGAAATAAATGGATTATAAAAAAAATAAAAAATGGAAGTAAAAGATGGATAAAAATTCCAATAAAAGTCAAAGAGAATATCGATAAAAAAACACGCTACGATAAATATTTTAGACGATTATCATTCAAAAAACAGAAAATAATAAATAAATTGCTAGCCGATACTAAAAAAAAGATACAAAAGGCAGGAATAAAGGTATTTATAGTACCGATACATTTGGAAGGTGGATATTATTTAACTGATTATGCTTGGGATGTTGTTGTAGATAAAGAAGGCGATGATTTTTTAGATATTCCATTTATAATAATACCATTAAAAATCAATTACGACAAGGAGTTGGAAACAAAGGACGGTGGAATTTATATTCAACATAATGTACAATATAAAAAGAAAAAAGAATTACAAGAGATATTAAAAAAAGATTTTGGAAAGAAATATAGTTGGACTAAATCAGCTGCAACGGCGATATTTATAAAATTTTAATTTATTTATGAATTTTTTTATTTTTACCAATGCTATTTAATTTTTGTTTTACTTTTTCTTCTTCTGCTTTAAGTTTGGTTAATCCGGTTGTATTGGAGGTTATAGATGCTTGTAATTTAGCAACAGTTGTTTCTAATTTGGTTAAAACTGCGTTATTTTTAGCAATATTAGTTTCATTTGTTTTAATAAAAGAATTTTGACCTAAATTAATTGAGTTTTGGACTGTTGAATTGGGTGTAGAAACAGCTGAAAGATGTTTAACACAATCATTTGTTTTATTATCAAGAAACTCGATATTATGTGAAGAATAAATTAAAAACAAGAAGGCAATTATAGAAATAATGAATACTAATACAAGACACTCTTTAATATTAATTTGAATTGTGGCAAAGTGCATTATATTATTTGATAATATTAAATTATTGAATAATTATTTGGTGCATTGTGGCGCGGCATTGACAGAATATCTATAGCGATGACATTTATTAAGGCATCCTCTTGGACATCCAAATAAAGTTCCATTGATACATTGCGCACAAAATCCTCTTGAACCATTATTGGATTGTCTAAAACATGAACAGCTACTATTTATTCGAGTATACGAGTTGGTTCTTCTTCTATAAGGTTTAATGTCTTTTTGAAATTGTAAATCTCCCAAAATAATAAATGTAATGACAATAAGTGTAAAAATTACTAATAAATAAATTATATTCATATATTGATAAGTTAGATTTCTTTTGTGAAGAGAAGCGAATTAATATTAATGAATAAATAATACAAAAGCATTATAATTAAAAGAATAATTAACCACTTCATATATTAGTAAAAAATTTTTTTATTTTATGATTTGTAAGTATATGTTCAAATATTATCATATATATATTTCAGACTTATATAAATTGAATATGAATCAAATAGCGCATCGTGAACATATATATTATTGATCGTAAGATTAAATGCTGTATGAATAGTTCCACTTGAATATTTATTTAAGTTAATGGCATTTATGTTGAATTTAGTAAAAATATTTCTAATATCATAAAAATAAGATTTCCATTTTCTAAATTTTTTTTTTGTTATATTGTGGATGTCTAATCCTTCTTCAATAATTTGGTAATCGTTTCCATAAGAATATATATCTAATAAATCATTGTCATGTTGGCAAAAATCATAAAATTTATTTAGTGCAGATGCAAATGGAATTCCGTTTTTATCTATTTTAGATTGAGTTATTTTTGTAAGATTTATAAAATATTTTGATAATTTTGGATTAAGGAGAGGACGAACAAAAATATTTAATTCATCGATAATATTAAAATTTTTATCAATTTTCAAGGCACCAATTTGAACTAATTCTGGAAATTGCGTAAATCTGTTATAGCCATTTTCATTTGTACCTTTCCAAGATGTATATTCTGTATCAAATATTACGAACATATTTATAATTTTGTTTGATATATAAAATTATAAATATCATATAGTTATATGAGGTATGATTATATTATAATAGGAGGAGGAATATCTGGTATAAAGGCAGGACATTTATTGAATAAAAAAAATAAAATTTTATTATTGGAAAAAAATAATAGATTAGGAGGGAGGATACATACGGTAACAAATGGCACAGAATACATTGAATTAGGAGCGAAATGGATGAGAACGGGGAAAAAGAAACAAACGATAATTCATAAAGTAAAAGGAGCGTCAAATCTTGTTGATTATTATATGCGGCTTGGATTTTCAATACAACAAATTGAAGATATAAATCTAAAAGAGGCTGAAAATTATGGCGAACATATGAATAAATTAGGATTATCAAATTTATATTTTGATGAATACGAAGAAACAATGGTTAAAAATGGTTATTATAATAAAATTAATTGGTTGATAGATTTCGCTTATGTATTAAATACACCTGTTATTAAAATATGCCGAACAAAAAAACGATTATATATTATAAATGATATGTATATAACAAAAAGTATTATATTTGCTATTCCATTAACAACATTGAAAAATACTTTTAGTTATTTATTGCCTATGTGGAAGAATAAGATATTGGGAAAAATGAAGATGGGAAATATTATTTCAGTGGCATTATTATTTAAAAAAAAATGGTGGAAAGATGATTTTGAACAGAAAACACATGGCAATATTGTTGTAATAAATGGTGGCAATGTTCTATATATGCATGAATTTTCAACAACGTATATGCGTTTGTGTAAGGATTATAAAAATATATTAGATTTTTTTTTTAAAAATGCGGAATCGCCAAAACAAACTATATATGAGGATTGGAATAAATTTGGCGGTGGATGGACATATCATAAACCTGGATTAAAATTGTCTGAAATCAAAAAATTAAGAATACCATATAAAAATATTCATTTGATTGGAGAATATACATCTATGACAAGATGGGGAACAACAGATGGTGCAGAGAAGTCAGCAGATTATTTAGTAAATTATATGATACCAATAAAAAATAATATTAGTAATTAGTATATGAATACTAAAAATTTTTGTTCGAAAGGTAATTTAGTTACAGTTATATGTAATCCAGGTGATCGTGACTTGTGGTTTAAAAATCAAGATAAGGAAGATCCAGTATATTCAAACATACAAAATGGGTGTTGGATTTGTAACATTGACCAACAACAGAAAGAAAATGGCAAATTATGTGAAAGAGCGTTATTTAATTCAAACACAGGACCATGTGAATATCCATATGACATCAATGCAATACGAGGAATGCAAAAGAGAGATTTTAGAAGTCATCCAATCAGATAATTTTTTTATGATTCATCCAATCAGATAATTTTTTTATGATTCATCCAATCAGATAATTTTTTTATGATTCATCCAATCAGATAATTTTTTTATGATTCATCCAATCA